AACAAAAGAATTTGAAGTGGTACTGTTAGCCGCTGAATTTTTGTGAGTCACAACTTGCAACACAGTACCTGCAGGTAGTCCACTTGTCGCTAATCCATCACCAGTTATTTGAGTTAATGCCATCCGTTACTCCTATGCGTATGGACTGTCACCTAATGTGCTTGTATCCCAAGCAGCCTTGAGCTTTGCAATAGTGTCTGCGTCTGTGATTGCTTTCGCAGCAGGTGCATCTCTAAGTGCTTTCTTCTTTGCTACACTTGCAGATTGAGCAGAACTGTCTCCTGCTTCAAGTGCTTTCATATACACTACATCTTCTTCAGCAAGTAGAGGTGTTCTTACTTCTCTAATCTTGTTCTGAAAAATCTTTTTAGCTTCAGCTAAGTCCTCTGAAATAGTCTTACCTGATAATGTCCAAGCACCTCTGAAGTGCCTGTCTGATGGAACAGTTGCATCTGATGCAGATATAGTGTTACCATCCTTGTCTACGATGTTAGTTGTTGCCATTGGTATCTCCTTTTAAGCAGCTTCTTCGTTATGCGTGGTTAGTTCTTCATTAATCTTCCAAGCATTTCGCCACACTCTCGTGCTTGGTAACTGTGACTTAGTACAAATGACCATACGTGGCTTGTTGGCTTTGTCGTAGTTTTGCCATACGTGCTTTGGTAGGTCTTTCATAATAAGATATTCTATTGCTCTTTCTTCTGTCATAGCTTCAATAGGCTTTGTGTTATGCAACAAGTAACCTCTTGTATGTTTTACAAAGTCTGGCTTATCTTCATCCTTCTTGAGTTCCCAATAGGCTTCTACAGGGGGAAGTATGCCACCCTGCAATGCACAAGCCATCCAATTAGGGTCAGGGTGCGTTACTTTTGCAGGTTCATCAGGTGTCTCTGGGTCTTCCCATACAACACAATATTCTGTTCTGTAAGGCTCTAACTTTTCTTTTGCCCAACACAATCTATCCCAAAGATGTGTGCCTTGAAATTCTGGTGTTTCTATTGTCATGCTAAGTCTCCGTGTATAATCATAAGTGCAAAGTTAGCATCATTTGCTGTTGCAGCATGATGACAAAAAACCTCAAACGCACTTGTTGTCATTGCTCCAGCAAAGTCTGCACTTAAACCAGTATCGTCATTATAACCACTGCCATCTTTCATGATACCAGATACAACATAATCGTCATTATTCATATTATTAGAAAAGGCTACTTCACTTCTTCCTATACCATTGTCTGTCACTCCACTAGAATTAAAACTATCTCTTACAGATTGACCTGTTTGGTCTATATTACTCCAAACCTTCCCACTACCATTAACAACATAATCTGTATCCAAAGACTTAGCTGTTCCACTTATCTGTCCACTTGTCTGTAATGTATCAAATGCTATTGTTCCGTTTGCCATTATGAAAGGTCTCCGTGTATTGATACAGTTAAATAAGAACCATCTTGTGCAAAATTACCACCTACATCATAAAGTCCAATTCTTACTTTTGATGATGTTTGCACAAAATTATCACTATCGTTACCTGCTACGTTATTAACATTACTTGCCATAGATGATGTTGCATGATGGGCACTCCCAAAATTTGTTGTAAAAGTTAAAAGAGATAAACCTGTTCCCTCATCACCATGAGAACTTAAATTAAAAGAATCACGAGTTGAATATGTAGACCCTTGTTCAAGATTTGCAAAAACTTTAGCCAATCCTTGCTGAATACTTGTCTGATTGCTACCTTCACCTCTAATAGTCATAGAGTTTGCACTTGCACTAACTACAGGTGTTGAGCCAATGGTTATGGTTGTTGCAGTGGACTTGCCTGTGATTGTGTCTAATATTACTGTACTCATGCTAAGTCTCCATGTACTGTAACACTTTTATTACAGTCTGTATTACCACCTACAATAGAATGTGTATGTACACCAGTTCTTGCAGTTGTAGGTGCTAGACTTGAATCTGTTCGTTGTTGTATTGTTATAACAGTTCCATCTAATTGTCCTGATGCAGACGTTGAAAAAAGTGCATTAACCATTGCTGAAGTAAATTGAAATGTTTCAACACCAGTTCCTTGATCTGTTACTGATGCCATGTTGTGACTGTCGCCAAGAGCAGGAGTACCTACACCAGTAGTTTTACACCAAGCCTTCGCCAACCCTTGTTGTAAGTTAGTAGTATTTGTTCCACCCTCTGCTACAACAGATATAGAAGATGCACTTGATACACCCTTTAACTTATCAATAGCTATCTCTGATGCACCACCACGAGTTAAATATGTGTCTACCTTAATTGTACTCACGATACCACCAACCTTCCACCACTATTGACAGTCAATGTAACACCACTATTTACAGTAAGTGTTCCAGTTACTTGTGCATTTTCTGTGGCAAGTATCGTTATGTTTGTATCTAACGCTTGTGCATTTGTTCTGAACATACCACCATTCTTGAAGTTACCCTTGAACTCACTTGTAGGTGTAATTGTTCCTGCAGCCAACTCAAGAAAGTACACAAAGATATTGTTTGTGCCACTTGAAGGTGCAGCCGAGAATGTTAATGTTGAGCCATCAGGTACAGTGTAAGCTGCACTATCTTGGACAACACCATCAACACTTACAAGTATCTCTTGTACTGAACCTATTGTTCTTCCAAGTGCAAAGGTTGTATCAGAACCATCACCATTAAATCTTACGACAGCAGGTGGAGCTTGAAAGTTAGCAGGTACATTATTTCCTATATATGGCATGTTTTATCCTTATGAACTTATAGCATCTACCGCAGACACCCAGACATCTAATCCTGTCGCTACAGAACAAGTAACTTTAAGGGCATCACCAGACTGCATGACTTGTTTAGCACCACCATCTAAAACCTGGAGTGATGATCCAACTGGAATAGGGGCACCTGCTACAATTGTAATATCATTAGATCCGTCATTTATAACTACGGTTGCGGTCACTTGAGTAGATGCTACATTAGCAACTGATATACCTATAAGAGTGTCATTACTATTTGCCGTTACAACAGTAACTGGACTTGTACCCACTCCGTTTGCTGTATATCTTCTAAAATCTTGAGCCATAATTTTATTCCTTTATTTTACAATGCAATTCCCATTGCTATTACAAACCCTGCACTGATTGAGGCAGAAGGTGTTGTATTGACAAAAGCTGAACCATTATATTCAAGTACCTGACCACTTTGTGGGTTACTAATAGTTACATCTGATAAATCATTAGCCGATGTAGTATCAACATTCACCCAAGCACTACCGCTATAAACTTTTAATTTAGTATCACTGGTATCAAAATATAAATCTCCTGCGGTTACGTTAGAGGAGGGGGCTGAACTAAGAGCACCATGATATAATTGATTAAATGCATTGACGTTAGTCAAAGCCGATGTCACGGATGACATGTTATTACTTACATTAGTTACTGCGGTATTATTATTTGCCACGGTATTAATTGCATTTATATTTGTCCCTACCAAATTCACATTCGCAATTGAACCACCTGTTAAATTAACATTGGCAATTGATCCCCCTGTTAGATTAACATTTGCAATATTATTTCCGACATTGTCTACATTCGTTATAGCACCTGCCACGGTGTCTATTTCAGACGTGCTTTCATTTAAATCGTCAGCCGCTGTCTGCACTTTTGCAATATTAGTTGCTACGGTCTGAAGTGCGTTGTTACTTATTACACCTGCAACCGCATTTATATTTGTAGCATTTGAGGACACGGCATCTATATTTGATTGATTATTACTTACGTTTGTAATTTCAGTAAGTTTTGCAGCAACTGCGGCTACGTTGCCTTGAGTTGCATAATATTTAGCGGAGTAGTTTGATCCTTCAACCACGTTAGCAACATTACCAGATCCACCAATTGCCCATTCTTTTGCAGATCCACCTGCCTGATTGTCACCAATAGCATAGGCTTTAGCAGAATATTCATTACTGTCTGTGCCTGTCTCAACATCAATTACTGAAGTATTAACTGCATTGATTGCCCATCTCTGTGCAGTGGTACTATGATTTGAAGATGTAGTAGCTGATCCACTTGCAGCAGTCGTAGCATTATTTAATTGTGTTGCGTCTGAGATAGATGCAAAAACAAACATAGAAACTATATCACCCGCCGCCGCCGCATTAGGTCCTGACAGGGTAACTCTATTATTTGATATATCTAACGTGTAGTCAGATTCATCTAAAAAATTATCATTCTTAAATACTTGAATACTACTATCTTGTATGGACAGGGCAGTACCGTTAGCATCATTGCCCGAGAACACAGTCTGCCCTGAAGTCGCCACGAATTTTAATCGTGTTATTCCAGAGGTTGGTTTCGCAAAAGCATTGAATACAAAGACAACATCGTCAACGTCTGCAAGAGAGTTTATCCGACTGTGCCATGTGATTGATATATTAGATGCACCAAAAGCAACTGTAAAAGTATCAGTGTCATCTGTTAAAATTAAATTACCACCATTGACAAGACATAAATGTACACCCTCAGTTGTGCTAAAGGTGTCTTGATTGTCACCTGACTTATATGGAAATGTCAGACTGTTCTCACCACTTAAATGGTTGAGACT